GTGCTGCCAATGAGTCTACTGTCCATTCAACGAATGTAGCATTCGCTTTTTGTTTGGAAGCAGACGAAAGGACTGGAGTTTCCTCTGGCGCAAGGATTGTTAAAGTATCTGTTAAATCCTCACGGTTAGAGACACTTGAACCCTGTCCTGTAACGGGTGTTAAGCCCGGACTGAATGTATCTGATAATGCCATGATTAATTATATTTATTTTGTTAATTGAAGTGTACGAAGTCTTATGAAATCATCTTTACTACCACTGCTTGCAAATTGACTTGATGCTGCAGCCACAGCTTTAGTTGAACTCTTAGTACGACTTGTCTTTGGAGCAGATGTAGCTCCTGTCCGTGGTGGATTGATACTTACATTATTATCTTTAATAAGTCTTCGACCATAGATACTATTCGCTGCATGAGCGATAAGGTATGGTAGTTGGGCAGCGACATCAGGCTCTACCTGTTTTTCTAATTTAGCAAATCTCTCATCTTTGATCATTGCCTCGTATTGTTTACGGGTGTCGTTGTCTTCTCCAGTCATCCAAGGAATTTCTTCTTTTGCTTTTGCATCAAAAGTTTCCCTCATGACTTTACCTTGCTCTATAGTCTGAAGTGTATTAAGTTGATCTGGTAAATAGGTATCTCTAGCTTTCCGAGCCTGAAGTAAGTGTTTTCTTACATCTGCTTTAGTTAACTCTTTACCCTCAACCTCAGTAACCACATCTTCTGCTCCATAAGCATCTGATTCAAACAATACATCTTCTGCCCACTCAATTATCTTGCTAACTTCTGTAGACTTTTCTTGTAAGCCTTTTATGTTATCAATTTCTTTGAACGGATTGTTTTCAACCTTTTGTGTAGGTTGTAATGCATCGCCTTTCATCTGTGCTTGGAGTGAAGCCAATTTTTCTTCAGCGGCTTTTCGTTTGGCTGTTAATTCACCAAATCTAGCTACTGCTCGGCTACCAAGTTTTTCCCCAAGATCCTTAAGATCATCTTCGGACATTTCATCCAAGTTGTACTGTGAAAGAACATCTTGTGATTCTTCTGCTACAGGTTGCTCAGTTACCTCTTCAGCCACTGGCACTTCTGTTTCAGCTTCCTCTACTTGCTGTGGGACTTCCTCTTGAATCTGCTCCTCCTGTACAGGGTCAGCTTTTTCCGTTGTCTGTCCTAATCGTCTGATGGCAAAATCAGCCGATGATATATTTTCCACTGTGTTTTTAGGTGTTTCAGCGATCTCACCTTTGATTTCATTTGTCATAATTGTTCCACTTTCTTTGCGCCAAAGCGATTGCGAATAAATTCATTATAACATACTAACCAAATCTTTTTTCTAACAATTTGATATTAGCTATCTTTAGTATCTGATCATATGTTATTATACGACCACTCAACTGCTGAATTTTTTCAAACTCTGCATTGTGTAGTTCTTCTATACACTCTTCTCTGAGATCTCTGATCATAAATATAAATGATGCAAAGGATTCATGATTTGATAATGCTTTTAATGATTCGTCTAAGTTCATAATTAGTATGTATATTTTGAGTCTCCAAAAAGTTCGTAGGGTTGCTCAAGCCAATCTTGATTCCACTTAAGACTTTCAGCAACTTCCCAATCAGGTATTTTCTTAATTGATTCTTCTGTAGATAATGATTCTGGTATCCACTTCAATCTATTATTTGGGTAAATAGCTATTTGCCCATTCTTAAGACGAATTACATTTAATTCCTTATGTTCGTCCAATACATCTGTATCACCTACATCTAAATATCCCAAACCTTGTTTGTCGGGTAGTGAATCTATTGTAAACCAATAGTTTCCCTCAACTATTTCTCCTTCACCCATGTTCACTAACATAGGTACATCAGCTAGTTGTGCCTTATGAAATAACTCAATATCATTTGTAAAGCATTCCCACATCTGTATCTCAGTCAGAGGATATGCTTCGTGTTGTTTGTTGGGTAGTTTCCAATATAGATGATCGGGTCTAACCTTATCGTAACAAGCAGAAAACTCATCAACCCATACTTGAAAACATAATGGTCTACCTCTCAAAGATCTTACTGAAACAAGCCATGCTTCTTGGAACTCATCTTTACTGCCGCCCCATGCATCTTTTCGGATAAATACCCTAGCTTTTGGTAAATTGATATTTTTTGACATTACATAGTTTGAGTTTGTATACTTCCCATTTGTGCAGGTTTTGTTCCTATTCTACCTATCTGTGCATTTTGCTGTTGTTGCATTTGGAATGTATACTGCCCTTGATATTTCTCAAGGCGCTCTCTAAACATTTCGTCAGTTTGTAATCTTTGTTGTATATCTGGTTGTGATATGTATTGTTGTATCACTTGCATGGCTATCTGTGCGCCATTTGGTCTAGCTGGCATTTCAATACCTGAGAATATTTTTGATAAGTCATCAGTAACTTGTTTTACAACTTGTTGTTGTGATGCTTCTATTGGTTGTAGTATTTGATCAGCTAATGATGGATCAACTGCATTTGCAACCGCAGTAAGTAGACTATCAACATTTATTCTTCCATTTTTATCCATAGCAACTAGATTTGCTAATTGACCTAACTTTTTCTCTTGTGTTTCAGGATCAGTGTTAAGTACATCATATGATAATGTAATGTCATAATTTTCGTCAGAATTACCTTTTCCAAATAATTCAGGATCAGGAGATCCAGTTACCCTAAAGAATATCTCATCAGGTCCGAATCTTTGGAAACATTTATATGCTAAAGAAATTGTTCTAGCACAATGTCTTAAAAATTTATTTGTTAAAAATTGTAACTTTAAAGTGCTTACAGGGTGATCATCTAATCCCATGAGCCTGTCAGCTTGTTCTTGTAATGTTGTTTCAATTTCAACAGAACCAGTAGGTAATGGTGGTGTGGGACCAAAATCTACATCTCCTTTTCGTCTATATGGTATGTATCGACCAGGTCCATAGTCAGTTGGAGCTTGTCCTATTGGGTGCATGATAGGAGGCAATGTAGCCAAACTATTTCTATCAACCCTTGAATCTCTTTCTATCTTCACTTGGTTTTGTATACCACGAAGTAAGTCAGGAGCGGTTGTTGTATCATACAATCTTTTAGAATCCTCAGATAGCTTAGTAACTACGATAGGATAATCTTCATATCCATTAAGTAGCTCGTGTATTGCATATCCTTGTGTGCTTTCATCGCCATTATAATGTTTATGGAAAACGGTGTAATAGATTCCTTCTGAACCATCCTCTGGGTCAATCAACCGTTGATATCCATAAATTAATTCTATAAGCTCTTCTGCTTCATATCCATAATCTTGTATTAAATTTGTTCTGCGACCTTCTTGTTGCTTTTCAATATCTGTAACATCTACACCACGATAGTTTTCTATCATCTCTTCAACGAAGCCAGCATCCCAACCATCAGTAGTTACTTTTAATTCTAACTCTTGTGGAGTATAAAAACTTCTCCAAAAACAATATGGTGCTTTTTGTGGATCAGTAACATATGCTGGTAAGAAAAAGTCAAAGTCTGGTGCAAGGGTTTTGATCTCAGGAGCATTCACTTGTCTTTTAACAATAGGCAATTCTGCTTTACCAGTTTCCCTAAGTTCTTTGATTGCTTTCATTCCTCTTTCGTCTGATACACCAGGAAATGCAGATTGTAATACTGCAACAATTCTTTCATCAACTTGACCTACTTGAATTGCTTGAGCAACCTCAGGTGCTACTTGGGCTATTTGTCCTAGATCTAATTTCTGTAGAAACTTGCGATCCTCTCTTTGCCAACCCACATGAGTTATAAGTATACCTCTTTCTAGTAAATAGTTTACTCCTAGCTCCATTTCCTCATTAAATCTATTTATATAGCCAGATGTTGTCATCCATTTGAGGAAATTACTTACCACTTTAGATCTAGCAATATCGCCCACTTCAACAGGAAATGCACGAACATTTGCTCGATTTAGCCCAGACATAAGCATTGATACCAATCTTGTGATGCGCTCATCTATGACATGAGCTTCCATATCTGAAGCACCTTCCCAAGGGAAAGCATCAGCTCCATGTTTACGATGATCGCGGCTCTTGCCGGGCCAATAGTTTCGTCTGTTATCGTAAGAATCTCTACATAAATCAAAATATGGTTCTAGTTCTCGAACAGTTTGTTCGTAAGCTAGACGAAGATGTTGTATGTTTGGAGAGTCAGATATGTATGTAAGTGAGTTGACTTGTTCGTCCATATGTTTGTATTATATCATTGGTAGCAATTACCTAAGTTTTGGAACTACTTGTTCATAAGTATCATCATTAATTTGCTTAAGACGAACCATTGTGAACTTTTTTGTCCAAGGTCTTAACTTGTGTGCTATTTTCATTTTTACACACCCATTCTTTTCTTTTACATGAACCATAGCAAACATAGGATTTGGGCATAGATTCCTTACCCTACCCCTATATTCTTGTGGTTGTACATCTTTGATGGGTACATTGTCATCAAATAATTCTTGTCCTACTTCATCAATCCAAGTATTTCTACCTTTACCCGTTATTGACTCTTCTGTTAATTTGTTAAAAGCTATATCCATAGCTTGTTCAAAAGGAATTTCATACTCCTTTGCTAAATCTGTTAATCTGCGCTTTGCCATTAATATCCCCCTACGGTGTTCATTGTTGTATTAAGTTGTCCATTGTTTATATGGTCTGGACCTTCACCACCATTTGCCATCCTTAGATATCTCATTAAATCAAAAAAGTCTTTTAGTGCTTCATCAGCTTTACCATTACTTCCATAGTTTATTAGTGAATCAATTAAGTTGCCACAACTTTCATGTATGTAACATCTTGGTCTATTGATTTCATCTATTGGTTCATTTGGATTATAACTGAACCATTCGTCTAGTGCATTTATTCCTATCTCTTCCATTCGCCCATCACTAGCCACAAAGCACATATCATATTCATCAAAGGCTGTGAATAAGTCATTGTTGTTTTCATTCTCTCTAGCAAAGTATCTTGAGTCACCTATTCTCTCAAATACCTCTATTCCTAGATCATCTTCAATATCTTCAAACAAATCTACATACCCCTCGACATTCAATCCTATCTTCTTTGAGGCAGGACCATATCTCCATTTTGGATCACCAAACAAAGCCCACTCTCCATATGTATTTCTGTCGGGCCACTCTCTTGCAATGAAGACATCTCCATCTTCATCTACTGCCGCCCATAAGCTAACAAAGTTCCTAGCCCCGGCTGGGTCAACCACTTGATAACAAGTAAAATCATCTGTGCTTATATCTGGGAACTTCATACCATACTTGTTTGGTTCATCACTCAACACATTTACCTCAGTATTGAACAATGGTAATAGTGTAGTCATTGATTTGACTGGCACACCATATGCTCTTACTAGAATCTCTTCTTCGCTACGATCCTCAAGATCTTTGGCGATACGATCATATCCCCCAAAAGGATTTTCATCAGAATGTAAATATACAACTGATGCATCTCTACTTGGGCTATATTGTTTTATTGGTAATGCTCTATCTAACAACTCAGCTTCTCTTGTTGCTAATGTTTCTACTCCTTGTAGGTATTCATTTATAAATGGTGTGTACCCATCAATAGGAGTGAATCCTATCAATAGCTTTGAGTCCCTAGTTGCTAATCTGAATCTAAGAGTGTTAACAAGTGTAGCATCTCCTAAGTATTCATCAAGCCATGCTCCTATATTCAGCACCTGTGGGCTAGGAAAGCCAAACTCAAATCCCTCAAGTATTGTTTGATTGTTAGTAAATTGTGTATAAGTCTTAAAGTCCACCCTAGTTCGGGTATCTGGAAATATAAATGAACTACCAGTAAATCCATTCTGCATAGAAAAGTTTATGTATCCCTCTATGCCTTTTGTCTTTTTACGAAACTCCTTGGGCATCATCTCCCATATTGCGGCTTGTTGAACTTTCACAGATGTGTCAGCATTCTGTGAAAAGCATACAATGTGACCATCATTATTTTGAGTCACTGCTTCCATAACCAACTTAGCACACCCAGTAGTCTTACCTGATCTATTACCACCTAGTGTTAAACACTCATTGTACTCAGCTAAACCATCTCTGATTCTATCCCAACCAGGAAGATCAAACCCATATTTCAGAGGATCTGTTTGAGCAGCAATAATCCTACCCTCATGCGCCTTATGTAATTCAGCTAATAATTGAGGATCTTTCTCAGCTAATAAAACTATCTCCTCATCTGTTGGGGGTTCTAGTAAAGGGTGTTGGCTAAATTTAATCTCCATTTAGTAATTCTCCATCCTCTCCATCTTCTTCTACCCCTTTTTCTTCCCAACAAATATCTAAAGGTTGACTAGCCATATCCATAGCAGTCTCTCTTACTAGCATTCTGCCTACCCTTGGATTAGTGTAATCATAATACATATCACCACTATCATCCATAACTATAAACATATAGTTACTGAAGTGTTCGCCCAAGTTACCGCGAATCTTATCAAACAAATCATCATACTCACTAGTTATCGCCATCTGCTTCTATTACTTCCCCCTTAATTTTTTTTAACCTATCTTGTGCCGCCCTAAGTGTTTCCTCATAGTCCTCTTGTGTATATACCTTCCTATCCTCTGTAATTTGGGTAGCCTCCCCTCTAGCGGTCAAAGCCTCCCTAGCGGCATTCGCCTTTGCTATAGAAAGTTCCTTGAGATCCCTAAAGGTTGGCTCAAGCTCCCCTGTTTCCATTTTACCACGGACTGCATCTATCAAGTCCTCCTCTAGGCTACTCATATTCATATAGTTTTGGGCAGCTATCTTACCTGACAACTCTCTGAACTTATTATGATAATCAGCATAATCTGTTAACACACTGATAACCGTAGCTCTATCAAAGTTATACTTCTTTACTAACCTGGTTTGACTATTGCCTACTGAATAAAGATATAATATCTTAGCAACCTTTTCTGGGTTATGCCTACTCAGACTCTTGATCTTCTGAATGTCTTTCTGTTTAACTATCTCATGGATAGCAGTTTGTATCTCATTCATCAAGTCTTCCTTGTGCATATGAAGAGATTTATATTATTTTTTCTTGACAGTCAATGTTATAATGTATAAATCTTAATAGCGGTGTACATCATATGTCCTTACATTAAGTAAACCTTATTAAGTCACATTCTGATGCAAGACAGAATGTTTACTTAAGTATACCGCATTTGTGTAAAAAAAGAGAGCTACCACCGTGGTAACCCTCTTTCCTAAAACCAATTAACATAGCCAGAACTGCTGGCTACGATAACCATAATGTTGGGTAGATTATTTATGTCAAGCCTTATGAGTGAGGAATTTTTTTAAAGTCCACCTTATACATATATATATATTTGACAGCCGTAAACACAAACCGCCCCCACCCCTCAATATGAATTAGACATAATGTTTATTGTGCGACAAAACTTTTGTTGATTATCAACGACTTACGACATTATAACTAGCATGGGAGCAGAAAAGTGACCATTTCATCAGCCGGGATTCCCTTTATTATATGAGGACTGCATTTTGTTTTGCTTATGAACAAGTATTTAAGGAGGGTACAATTGGGTGCAATCTAGTGCGATCTAATGCAGTCTATAGCCGCTCCAACTAGGGTAAAGTTGGGTTTATTTAGTTACCCATGGTAGTAAAATGAAAAAAAATTATGCCTCTCAAACACTGATAAATAAAGGGATTAGCAAAAAATATGAAAAAAAATGGGAATTTATTGTTGACGATCGATTGGTTATAGTATCCACTGATTAACCATGGCAATTCAGCCTAATACAAAACACTTAAAAAATATGACTACAAATTCTTATACATCTAACCTTCCTTCTCTAACCTCTAATGGTATCACAGTGCCTCACAAAATGATTGTTGAGTTTGCTGATGTGCTAGACCACAATGGTGTAGCTGAGACATACTACTATGTCAGCCCAGCATGGATCAAATATAGTGGTATCAGCTTTGATGCCTTCTTTGAGATGTACGACTGCCACTATCACTATGATGACAATGAGTTCATCATCGAGAAGGATGCCTTCCAGCATCTACTCAGAGCTATGCTCGACAGAGATAATACTGGTAGAGGTGAGTTCCCTATCCTTGTAACTAAGGAGTTGAAGCCATGGAGGCACTATAGTATTCGCACTGATGCTAGTGCAGTCACTGCCCGTGATTGGAGAGAATACTCCAAGCATGGCAAGAGCATGAAAGCTCTCGCTGATGCTGCTCTTGGGCAGTCCCACAATTGGTAATAAAGCTCCATAGGAGTCATGCCTTAGGCATGGCTCTCATTGGATTTTTATTAACACTAAAACACTAAAAATTATGACAAAATTATTAAATATTCAGACATCAGAAGATGTCATATTCACTAGCCCTTGGGTCACTGCTGAGGGTTTAAGACCACACCGTATTGTAATCAGAGATTTGGGGCCTGCTACTCGCATGGTTTCAAATACCAAGTATACTTGTGATAAAGATGAGTATGTAGTACATGATGAAATACTGACAGACTATGAGGGCGATAGCATAGGTGCTATGCTTACTTCCTTTCAGTCTGGCTATTATACCACTAGCATAGATGATGCCATCGAGGTATTTACTGATAGAGCAAAGCGATCAATCAGAAGAGGCACAGTAGCTAAGGAGGTGACATATGTCTAAAGAATTCTTCAAAAAATATTATGGGCAACTCAAAGGATTCAAGATTGAGTCATTTGAAATGGTAGATAGTGGTGATGAATACATCAAAGACTTCCCTTGCTTTATCTTATCCAAAGGTAAGCAAAAGATCAGAATTGAGGTATCTCAGGATGAAGAGGGCAATGGTGGAGGATTCTTGTTCATTGGAGAGGTGGTGCAGAATGGCTGACTTCGAGGTAATTCATATTGATAGTGTTGGCACGATCCGTCGTGCCACACAATCTTTCATCAAAAAAGACAAGGCCCAGTGCGCTCAAGACAACATTTGTTGGATGTGCAGAGATAGTATAAAATACAATCAAGGAGTCTTTTACCCAGACTTATGCAGACAATGCGAATCAGACACATATGGAGACTAAAATTTATGAAAACAACAATAAAACACAATCACCTATTTAAGGTAAAAAATGACGATGAGGGCAGAGCCTTCATTAAAGTCCTCAAAGGGCTTATGAAAACTAGCAAATCATGCCACACTATCACAATCAAAGGTAGAAGCCCCAAGGGTGGATACAAAGCCTACAATGGCGGCTCAGATGGGTATGTTAAATTAGATCAAGCAGAATACTTAGCAGTCTACATAAAATGATACACTTACTCTTAGCAATCGCATTTGTAGAAAGTTCATTCAATCCAATGGCATTAGGGGATAATGGAGAGGCTCTTGGGCTTCTCCAAATCCACAAGGTTGTTGTGGATGATGTAAATAGAATCTATGGAAAGGATTTCAAATACCATGATCGCCTTGATCCATTCAAATCAATGAGGATATTTGATCTATACACTAAACACTGGTTACCTAAAGCCAAGCGCAATGGTGCAACTGATATGATGGATGAAGAGATCATAGCCAGAATATGGAATGGTGGCCCTAATGGATGGAAGAAAGATTCAACTATAGATTATTGGCACAAAGTTGCTAAATATTTACATAGTGGAAGGTAGATAACCGAATACATTTGACAAGACACTCACAATGAGCCATAGAACCACCTATGGCTCATTTTTATGATTGTAAAAAACTAGATACCCCAAAACTACTGAGCGATGTAACTACACTTAAGCAAGCCATTAAAGCAGGCCCTAAAGTTTTCGCATCAGTAACGACTATAATTGGACAGACCATCAAGCACCCATTCCTAGATGGTATTCATAAACCAAGAAGTATGGTTAAGTTTGCCCGAATGGAAGAACATTGGGAT